TCCGTGTAGTGTTCTGTTTTAGTTAAGTCAGTGCGTTTAAATAACACCGCCAAAACTTCGCTAATATAACCTTTATGCTTATTGCCTAAAATCTTTTCAATTAGTTTCGTGTCTTTGGCTGTTAACTTAAAGTCTTCGTCGTAGGCTTGGTATGTATAGCCGTCAACTTCAAAACGTTTAAGAAGTTCCGAGCTGGGCATTTTAGCCGTGTTAAACTTATCTACGTACTCTTTAAAAACTTCGAAGTCTATTTCTTCGATGTCGTCTGGCACACCCATAAATTTAAAGACTGCTAAATGTTTCTCGATAACATCTAATTTTTCGCTGGCGTGAATGTCCGTAATTTCTTCGAACTGCTGAATCGTAAGTTCATCCATTTCATGCATAATTTGTTTACCTAATATTTCTACCATAATATAAATTTTGAACAAATATACAATTAATTTAATATGGTTATGTTGAAAGACCTACCAATTTACAAAATTACAATCGACCCCGAATATTCGGAAGGCGAAGAACTAGGTATCGACCAAATTGCATTCACAGATAACCCAGCGATAAAAGTAAAAGGAATGGCATTCAGTCAAGACGTAAAACGTTTCTTTTCCGATGAGTTAAAATATAGAGTAACAGCGCCAGCCATGATACCTATGGAAATTTATAGACGTGACGACGAAGCTGGCGACTACTATGTGCAATTTGACGAACAAACCATAGAACAAATCTACGTGAAGTTTATGCGCGACCTACAAAACCGCGACGTGTTCAATTTAGAACATGACAAAGAACAAAACGTACCAGCATATATTTTAGAGTCTTGGATAGTAGAAAACCCTAAACAAGACAAAGCCTATACAACCTACGGAATAGAAGTTCCAAAAGGTACTTTAATGCTAACAGCACAAGTTACCGACGTAGACTACTATAATGAACTAGTTAAAAACGAACAAGTAGGATTTAGTATCGAGGGTTTTTTAGGGATGAAATTAAGTAAACACATAAACAGATATAATATGAATTTCCCAGACGGAGAACACACAATCGAAGGTAAAATCTACGTAGTAAAAGACGGAGAAGTAACCGAAATTAAAGACGTAGTAAAAGAAGCTATGGCAGAAGTAACAGAAGAAGTTACCGAAGAAGTAGCTATGGAAGACACAGCGGTAACAGAAGAAGAAGTAGTAGAAGAAGAAGTAGCTACGGAAGAAGTTGCTATGGCTATCGACCCAGCTGTTGACACAGAAGCTATTTTAGCTATCGTTCGCCCATTTGTAGAAGAAAACATCAACGCGGTAATAGCAATGATTGCAGACTTGAAAAACACAATGGAAGAAATGCTAGTTAGAACAGAAGAAGAAGACGAAATGTTAATGTCGAAAGATGTTAAAATGTCCGCTTTTGACAAGTTCAAAGCGTTTAAAACAAGTAACAAATAATAACAAATAAAAAACAAAAAATGAGAAATCTTAAATTCAACCTTGAAGTAGAGACTAACGCTTTACTTTGCCCAAACCCAGATGAGTTTTACTCACGTGCGTACTTAACAGAAGACATCGCAGACAATTACAGAACGTTGCCTGGCATCAAATCAGCAACTAAATTAGCTAACGTTACTTTCGGTAACTTGCTTGCGCCTTCAACTTGTAACTTTACAGCACCTAGCGACGAGTTAAACGCTATCACAATCGACGTTTGTGCTTTAAGTGCAATGTCACAAATTTGTCAATTTGACATCGAGCAATCGTTTTTAGCTTTGCAAATGTCACAAGGTTCAAACGGTGACTTTACCGTAGCTTCTTTCATGTCTTACTACTGGAACGAAATGGCTGGACGTATCGGAAACGATTTAGAGTTAATCCGTTGGCAAGGTGACACAGAAAGTTTAGACCCAGTTCTTTCTTTGTGTGACGGTTACTTGAAAAAATTATGTGCTGACACAGCTGTTATCGGTTTGTACACAGACGCTATCACTTCTGCTAACGTATTAGCTAGAATGACTACGGTACTTCAAAATTCACCAGCTGCGGTTCAATCGAAACGTGCTGACTTACGTTTGTTCGTATCTAGCGATGTATTCGTAAACTACCAAATTGCAGCGGCTTCTGGAAACACATTAACTTATGTTACTGCTCCTTTAGCTCCGACGTTCTTAGGTATTAAAATCGTTCTTGCAGAAGGTATGCCAACTTCAACAATGGTTCTTGCTTTGAAAACAGACCTTATCTACGCATTCGATGCAGAAGGTGACTCTAAAGCGTTACGCGCGGTTAACCTTGCAGATACAGTTGCTGAACCTTACTTGCGTACACGTGCTAACTTGAAAGCTGGTTTCTCTTACACGAACCCAGACCAGATTGTAGTATATAACGTTTGTTTCGACTAGTCTTAACTAACTAAATAATAGGGGTGGGTCGAACGCCCACCCTTTTTTTTTAACATAAAAACATAGAAAACATGGCTTGTGCTACATTACAAGAAATACTTAAAGGATGCGACCCGAATTCGGGCGGTATCTATACCCTATTGATTAACCAACAAGATAACATAACTGCAATTACTACTAACGAAACCACTACTAACTGGGAAGTAACAGCTATTACAAAGTCCGAGCCTTTCGTAGCTATGGAGTTTAAACGTAATACTGGTAACTTTACAGAAGAAGGCGCTATCGATTTAGTAAACGGTTCTTCTTATGTTACTCAAACAATTAACTTAATGTTCCACAGACGCGACCAAGAGAAATCTAAAGCGATTAAAATTCTTGGAGCTGGACAACAATACTTAACAGCTGTCGTAGGTGACGCAAACGGTAAATACTGGTATTTCCCATACTTGCAAGTTTCTGCATACGGCGAAGGTTCTGGAACTGCTCGCGCAGACGGTTCGAAATATTCTTTAGTTCTTACTGCTGAAAATTCCGACCTTGCTTACGAAGTAGACCCTACTATTATTGCTGGCTTAACAGCTTAATTGCTTTAGTTACATTCTAGAAACGTAACACTTATAACGACCCTACCTTAATTGGTGGGGTTTTGTTTTTTAAACAAGTGACTAATTTAAAATAATATAGTTATGATTTACATTGAAAAAGGACAAGTTAACACGTTTGCTTTGACACTTACCGAAGTTACAACGCTAGTAGACCCTTTTTATTTATTCGTTTTTGAAGACGAGTTTAACACGGCCATAGACCCTATTCTTTGGGAAGGTGTAGATACTTCTAACTATCCATATAGATATAATCTATTCACGATGGAAGAAGGCGTAGACATTGATTTAATAAAAGGACAATACAGATACTTAGTTTTTGAAAGTCCTATACCAGTAGACATAAACACGAACACAGATAATTTAAACTTAATCGAAGAAGGGCGCATGGTAGTTTCTGGCGTTCCCGTTTCTTCTATATACGCATAACATGGGAATTTTTGACAGATTTAAAACAGCTAAAACAGAAGTAATAGAAGGCACAGAAGGCTATCAGTCTTTTAGTACGCCATTTGCTAGGATAGGACACGGAAATTTGTCTTTACCTTACGTTAACGGACGTTATCAAGTTGCTGGACACATTCCATTTGGAAGCGATAATTTATTTCCAGAAACCCTTAACCAGCTTTACTTTACTAGTCCACTTCACGGGTCAATAGTTGACTTTAAAGTGAACGCTACTATCGGAGCGGGTTACGAATTAAGAACGGACAAGTTAACACCACAAGAAAAGCTAGACTTGTACACGTGGGAAAAGAAGTTAAAGCTAGCGAAGACAATTCGTAAAGTCACAAAACAGATTGTACTACATAATAGAGTTTATTTTAAGATTTACTTTGACGAGAAAAACAAAGTAGTTAAAATGGAAAACGTTTCACCAGAAAAAGTGCGCGTTAACCGTGAAAAAGATTGTTACTTTTTATGTGACGACTGGTCTAGTAGAATCGACGTAATACCAGTAACAGCATACCACCCACTAAACACCGATAAATGTCAGCTTTACGCATACGAAATTGACGCTATCGGACAAGACTACTATCCATTACCGCAATACACAAGCGCGTTAAACTTTGCTTTTTTAAGTGGTGAACTTTCCTACTTTGCGAAGTCAAACATTCAAAATAGTATTTTCCCAGCTTTTGCTATGATGTTCCCTAAACGTCCACAAAGCGAAGAAGAAAAGAAGGTCTTACGTGACACTATCGACAGAATGAAAGGCGCGCAGAACGCGGGTAAAGGCGTTGCATTCTTTGCAAATTCAGCTGACCAACTACCAAAGATTGAAAGCATACCTACAAACCAAAACGATAAACTTTTTCAAGAAGCTAGCGGACTAAACACCGAGCAGATATGTTTCGCGCATACTATCGACCCTATCTTAATGGGTGTTCGTACTACTGGTTCTTTGGGTGGTGGCGCAGACATTAAACAAGCCTACGTTATCTTTGAAAAGAACGTTGTTATTCCTTTGCGTGAAATGGTTACGGAAATCTTTACAGAACTTTTGGCTATTTCTAAACTTAAAGCGGAATTTACTATCAAGAATTTCCAGATAATTAACGAAACTATCGTAGAAATAGAAGGCGACGCAAGTAAAACACAAGACGCCTTGAACGCTATGTCGCCGTTAGTAGCTACCAAAGTATTAAACACCATGACAGTAAACGAAGTTCGCGCCCTTGCAAGTTTAGCACCTATCGAAGGTGGCGACGAGTTACCAACTAACCAACAAACAGCTATCTAATGTTATATTTTATTACAGAAACCTACTTAAAGACGAACACGCCAATAACTGCTAACGTAGACGTAACAGACGTAACGCCTTACATTAAGACACAAGCAGACTTAAGAGTACAACCCATTCTAGGTAGTGTGTTTTATAACGCTTTACTTGCAGATTATAACGCACAGACTTTAAACCCAGACGAAGAAACGCTAGTAGGATTTATACAACCCGTTGTGGCTTGGAGATCAGCAGAAGACGCTATTTTCGGACTTACCTACCAACTTAAGAACAAAGGTTTACAAACACAATTCGGCGATAATAGCGGTTCGGTTAGTCGCGCAGAAGTAGCATTCGGAATGGAGCATTACGCACAAAAGGCGTCGTTCTTTGAGCAAAGATTAATTAGATATTTACTAGCTAATAAAAACTTATTTCCATTATTCATAAGTCAAGAAAACCGCGACACGGATTTACGCCCTCAAATAGATGCTTGTCACTGCGTTGGTGTTTGTGGTGGTGCTTGTGGTCGCGGATATAACGACAATGGTTACAATAACCAAATAATGGTATTTTAATGAAAACAAAGCTGTCCATTTTAGCTATTTCTACACTTGCAATTTTAGCACCCGTTGCGCCGTTAGTATTAATAGCCGTGCTATCCATAGTGTTAGATACTTGTTTTGGTATATGGCGTTCGGTTAAAAAGAATGGATGGGTTTCGATACGTTCCCGTAGACTTTCACACACAATAACAAAGTCTTTGCTTTATGCGGGTGCGATTGTTTTTATTTTCTTACTAGAAAAATTTGTAGTTGCTGACATTTTAGGTCACTTTATAGCTATTGACCTAGTGTTAACTAAAGCGTTTACTTTTTTCTGCGTAATTACAGAAGTTAAAAGCATTAACGAAAGCTACTTTAGTGTAACTGGCGTAAATGTTTGGGATAAATTTATAGCATTTTTAAAGCGTTCTAAAGAGCAAATAGATGAACTTAAGTAAACACGTAACCGTAGCTGAATTCGAAGCGTCTGGCACAGCGATAGCTAGGTCTATACCTAATAAGATGAACGAGTTTGAAATAGAACGCGCTAAACTTCTATGTGAAAACGTATTCGAACCATTAAGAGCATACTTAAATACTCCTATTAAAATTAATAGCGGGTTTAGAAATGTAGCTGTTAACAAGGCTTGCGGTGGCGCAAAAAATTCACAGCATTCTATGGCAGAAGCGATGGACGTTAACATAGGTGCTAAAGGTTTTAATTACATAAAAGATAATTTAGTTTTTGATCAGTTAATCTGGGAATTCGGAACGGACAAAGAGCCAGCATGGGTACACGTTAGCTACAAGAAAACTAACAATCGTAAACAAGTTCTTAAAGCCACTAAAAAAAATGGAAAAACTATTTATACTTCTTACTAGTCTATTTCTTTATTCTTGTTCCGCACATTACCACGTAGTTAAAGCCATGAAAAAAGGCTATAAATGTGATGAAACTAGCGACACAATTAAAATAAATTCTATTGACTCCATTCCGTACGTTCTAAGAGACTCTATTTATTGGGAGAAGGTAAT